TTTTTTGTATTTTTAATTGCGTGTAATGAAATTTATCAATAGCGTAAGCCGCGCGAGCTCCTACATTTTGAACATAGTGTCTCCACGCTAAATCATAGTTTACCAATAATGATTCTAGACTTTTCCACCAAACATTTAGATTTGAAGAATTTGCAAAAAATTGTTGATCTTGTTTATGCAGTATTGCAGATCCTTCAAAATCTAATCTATTAACAGTTCTTTTAAATTTATCTTCTTTTTCATATAGTTCGATTGTTTTATTACATTCCTCTTCGGTTATGTAATTGTCATAGACACCTATAAAATTATTTATATTAACTGTTTTTTCTTTCATTTAAATAATCTATTTTTTTATCATACTCAAAACCGTTAGATTCTACAATATTAAATATTAAACTATATCTATTATTATCTCCCTCATGAGAATCAAATCCATGTAGTATTTGAGGTGGAAATATATAATAATCTCCTGGTTCAGGGGATAATTTTAAATTTAATTCAGGTAATATTAAATCACATCCTTTTGTTAAATATAAAATACCATGAATACAATTATGTGTGTGATAATTTAAACTATCATTTTTTTTTATTTCATTGCCCCAAGCGTTTTGTACGTCTTTTCTTTCTAAAAAATGTTGGAAGATATCAGCGTTTGTGGTCTGATGTTTGTTTATTAAAAATGTCATGAAATTAACAAAATCAGGGTTGTTAACAAAATGATTCCAAGAAGTCATTCCACCTTTAACGTTAGTATAGTTTTTCATACTTGAATCTAAATTAGATTTTATATTAATTATAAAATTATGTATTATTTCTGGGTAAGGATAATTACCTAATATAATGTTTACAGTTCTAGGATAAGTTACAACTAAATTAGTTTTTTCTTCACTTATTTTATTATTTTTATTAAGTAAGCTAATCATTTAAAATATTCTACCGTGTTGCCACTCCCAAAGAAAAGGAGAATTTTTAATAGTATTATACATGTAATAATCTAAAGTTAAATATTTCATTATTTCTTCTTTATCTATTTTTATTTCTATAGATTCTTTATTTTCATGAGCTCTTTTTGATTTTCCAAAATGCATCTTTAAAAACAAATCTAAATCTTTTATATCTACATAATTAACAATTTGAGTATTCATTAATGAAGCAAATTGAGAAACTGTGTGATTAATATTACCGGCCGTTAAATTAATATAATGATGCTCGTTAGGGCAAAATAATTTTGAAATATCAATATCTTCAAAATTTACTTTATGTCTAGATAAATCATATTTTAATCCTGACATAAATCTTTCATAAGGATCTCTTATAACAGCCCATCTTACTTTCTTTTTAGACAACATATTGGTAGGATTAATATCTTCTTTTTTATATTTTTCTTCAATACATTGCATTATAGAAGAATTACCATTCTTATATATTCTTAACCATTGAAAATCTGGTGTTTCAATTATTTCAGATATTCTTATATTCATTTATAATTTTGATACTTTCATTCTCTAAAAAACTAATATATAAGCTACTATATGCTACAAAAATTAAAATTCAAGCCAGGATTCAACAAACAAGACACTGAGTCAGGGGCAGAAGGCCAATGGACAGATGGTGATTTTGTTAGGTTTAGATATGGATTACCTGAAAAAATAGGTGGTTGGCTGCAATTAACAGCAGCTAATAAAACATTACCTGGAGCCGCAAGAGCACAAGTTGCATTTTCTAGTTTTGCGGGTGAAAAATATTCTGCAATTGGAACGTCTCAAGGTCTATTTCTTTATTATGGTAATGACTTTTATGACATTACTCCTCTAGATACAGCGATTACTGGAGGCACATTAACAACTGTTAATGGATCAAGAACTGTTACTATTGATAAAGGTTCACATGGTTTAGAAGTTGGAAGATACGTAACTCTTTCATCAGTTACAGTTACAGGGGCATCTGATTTTACAGCAGCCGAATTAGAACAACCATATGAGATATTAACTGTACCTACTATCGATAAATTTACTGTTCAAGCTTCACGTGCTGAAGGAGGAACAGGCATGACTGCAGCAGGATCAGTAACTGTTAATCCTTACGTTGAAGTTGGACCAACAACACAAACAACAGGATTTGGTTGGAGTACAGCTACATGGGGAGCATCAACTTGGGGCACGGCGAGAGCTACAAGTTCTGTGACTCTTGATCCAGGAAACTGGAGTCTGGATAACTTTGGTCAAGTATTAGTTGCAACTATATTTAACGGTAAAACTTTTACATGGGATGCGGGTGCATCAAACCCAAGAGGAAACAGAGCATCATTAACAACATCAGGTTTTGCAACCGGTAACAATCCCACTGCTACTAGATTTACATTAGTGTCTGATCGAGACAGACACTTGTTTCATTTTGGAACTGAAACAACTATTGGTGATACCACTACACAAGATCCGATGTTTGTAAGATTTTCTAATCAAGAAGATTTAAATACATACACACCAACAGCAACCAACACTGCAGGTACATTTAGATTAGATACAGGAAACGAAATACGAGCAGCACTTCAAGGTAAAGATTATGTCTTTGTTATAACTGATCTTGCTGCTTATGTTATTCAATTTGTTGGTCCGCCATTTACATTTAGTGTTAGACAGGTTGGTACAAACTGTGGATGTATTTCTCAACACGCAGCGACATTCGTAAATGGAGCAGTCTTTTGGATGGGGTCACAAGGTGGATTCTTTGTATTTGATGGTACAGTAAAATCATTACCATCGCTTGTAGAAGATTTTGTATTTAGCACAGATGGAGATAATCTTGGATTAAACTTTAATTCAAAAGATGTTATCTTTGCAGGTTCAAATAATTTATATACAGAAGTAAACTGGTTTTATCCAAAAGATGGATCTGATCAGATTGATCGATGTGTAACGTATAATTACTCTGAAAACTGTTGGACAACATCGTCTCTAGATAGAACAACATATCAAGATCAAAGTGTATTTGATAATCCATATGCTACAGATTATGATGATACATTAACACCGGTTTTCCCTGATATATTAGGAATTACAAATAAATATGGTGCTAGTATTTACTATGAACATGAACAAGGAACCGATCAAGTTAATAGCACAGCGACCACAGCTATTCCTGCATTTATACGATCTGGAGATTGGGACATAACATCTAGACGTAGTGCTCTTGGTCAGGCAACAGGAGTTGCTGATTACAGAGGAGACGGTGAGTTTTTTATGGCTGTTAGAAGATTTATACCTGATTTTAAATATCAAACTGGTAACGCTAAAGTAACACTACTTGTTAGTGCATATCCAGACGATGTGGCTGTAAGTTCTCCACTTGGACCCTTTACAGTTACGTCAACAACTGATAAGGTAGATACTCGAGCCAGAGGAAGACTTGTATCTGTAAAGATAGAAAACGATGGTACAGGTGAAACCTGGAGATACGGCACATTAAGATTAGACGCACAACCGGATGGTAGAAGATAATGTCGATAGATAAAAGAATAAGTTATGTAGCACAAGATGGAGTTAAAAATTATATTAAGAACTCTCCATCCGTAACTGTTCCAAAAAGATTTAAAGCTAGAAAAGAAGCGCCAGCAACTAAGCTCGCATATATTACAGATGCTGAAGCTAAGATGTTAAAAAAGAAAAAGAAAGGTACACCGCACAAAGGACCAAAAGGTATACCTAGTTATGATTCTTTTGATGCAGATAATAACTTTACATCTGGAGCTGCGATGAGTGCTATGGAGACAGGTAGTCAAGCTGCTGCAGATAGAAGAGAAGTTCAAGCAAGTAATTATGGGGGACCATCAGGTTTTGCCCCAGGAGCTAAAACTCAAAAAGAACAAGATATAAGATCTTCTTTTATTGCGGCAGGTGGAGGTCAAAGAGTTAATCCAGGTTTTTTTGATAGTAGAAATGTTGTATCACCAGCTGAATTAGCAGCGGCTAAAGCATTTAACCCTGCTGCATTTAGAGCTAGTCGTAGAGGTGGTATTATGGACTTCTTTACGGGTGGTGGATTTATAGGAAATTTAATTAGAGGTGTCGGACAAAAATTAGGTTTTGGTAAAAGATTTAACGAACCAACATATGACCTAAGTAAATTTAATGAATTAGGTTTATTAACTAATAGAGTTACTCCTGCATATTATGATGATTTAGGTAATGAAGGTTTATTAAGTCTTACAGAAACTTTAACTACAGACACTAATAATGACTCAGAGATAGAGGAAAAATATGGAAGATATTTAATGGATGCTCCACCAAATCCTTTAACACTAGAACAATTTAAAAATGCATTAGAGAGTATACAAGAAGGTACTTTACCAAATACTTCTACAAGCATGTTACCTGCTGATAATTTAGTAGCGGGATTAACTAAACGTCAAAAAAAACTGTTAGATCAAAGAAAAGGTATGCTCCCTGCTATAGGTGCTGAAGGAATATTAGATACTATAAAAGTATTTGATGATGATGATGACCCAGCAACATTAAAAGATGTAAAAGAATATTACGGTATAGTATAATGGCTAAAATAACAAACTACATACCTGAACCAAAACAAGAATACGATGTAGAAAATCAAAGACAAATACTAGAGTCTTTAACTACACTACAGAATCAATTAAACTTTTCTTTTCAACAAGACTTGAAAAACGAACAGGATGCGTTTAATTACTTTTTATCATGAGTATAAATTATAAAAACGAAATATTTTCATTAACAGGGACAGGGAATACTACAGTACTTAATATAGCCACAACCGCCATAGCTATTGTTAAAAGTGTGTATTGTGCAAATACAAGCACAGGTTCAGTCCTTGTAAAAGCTCGTACTAAGAGTGGAGGATCAAATGCTAGATTTTTTGTAAAAAGTTTAGCAACAAATACTTCAGAAAATTTAATTCCACAGGGGTTGAATTTAGAGGCAGGAGATGCTATAGAAGTTCAATCAAGTGAAGGTGGCGGCGTAGTTGAAGGTGTCGTCAGTTACGCTTTAATAAATAGACAGAATGAAAACGGATAATTTACCAAAGATAGATTGTACAACTATAGTCACATATAGAAATACAAAAACTGGCGAAACATATAAAGAGAAGAAAGAAGGACCTGATATTGTACAAGACGTTACTGTGCAGGTAACTAATAAAGGTTTAGAAGTCTTCCAGAAAGTGATGAATGATACTAAGAAACCAAAACCCTAAAGGCGGAACAGAATTACAATTCGAGTATTTAGAAAAACACGTCGATAAAAATTTATTGGATCAAGTACAAATCTGTACTTCGGTTCCAGAAAAAATACCACTACATCCAACTAAACCAAATATACTTTGGCAAAAAAATTCTTATGATCAACCAAACTTAGCTCCTTGGTTTAGTAATCCTGCTAATCATAACAAGTACGACTGGTATGTTTTTAATTCACACTGGACGTATGAAAAGTTTAGAGACCATTTTAAAATACCAACTAACAGATGTGTAGTTATTAAAAATGGTATTGATAAGATAGAACAAGCTAAACCATACATAAAAGGTCAACCTATAAGAATAATACATCAAAACACACCTTGGCGTGGTTTGTCTGTATTGTTAGGTGCAATGCAATTAGTAAAAAATCCTTTGGTTACTTTAGATGTATACTCATCTACAGAAGTTTATGGTAAACAATTCTACGATCAAAACGATCATGAATATAAAGAGCTTTACGAGCAAGCAGAAAAATTACCTAATGTTAATTATCTTGGTTACAGACCTAATCAATACATAAAAGATAATTTAAAAAATTATCACA